GTCTATCAGTTTTTGATTGTTGTCCAAGACCATTCCCTGTAACTTATAGATAGTATTCTTCAAATCGGTCATCTCGGTTTCCATGGAGACAATCTTCTTTTCCACCAATTGCATGCGTTCGTCGTGCTCCTCCAGTATCTTGAAGTGCTCATCTAGTTCATCGCGCGATTCATTTCCACCTGCCCCAGATTTCTCTACATCTTCAATGCGACTAATTAAAGACCTCAATACAGCATTCCCGCCGCTCGGGACACCACCACTGTCACCTGTATCCTCCGCAGAATCTAATTTTAGTCCAGATGCAATACCACCAACATCAACCTTGTCGACTATTTCTTCCACGCGACCTAGTCGTAGTGTGATAAGGCCAATGGCATCAGATACGCGCATACGACGACGCTGTTGTGTGTCAGCATTGTTTTGGTTGACACTGCTTTGCCCAGAGTTCATTTTGGAGCCCGCGCCGTATTGTTGATTTGTGTTCCTTAATTGGCTCTGTTTTAAAGTTGTAGCGTCGCCTGCACGCCTTGCGCGCGCAGCTGCAACCGCTCTTGAACTGCTCATTTGTATAACTTATCCGTTGTTTTTAAGTTTATGATTATAACGAACCTAATTCTCCACGACGATACTGTGTTCGCGCCTCTTTTCCGTCTTCATCAATCTGGGTGTTTTTGTCTTTATATTTAATTTCTTCCTATACATCATATGGAGAGTTTAGACAATAGCAAGAACTTGACAGGTTTCTTCAAACATCTATTTAAATTTGACGATAACACAAAGACACAGGTGATGAATATTGTGCAATACGCGCTGGTGGCGTTTGTACCTGTTGTTGTGGTGAACAAGACGATGCAAAAATATGTGCCCGAGGCCGACGAGGAAAAGGGGAACGTGGAAATATTACTAGAAGTTGTTCTTCAGGTGACACTCATGTTTTTAGGCATGTTTTTTATCCATCGTATCGTTGAATACGTTCCCACAGTGAGCGGCGCCGTATACCCCGAGTTTAGCATTATCTATATTATCCTCGGAATTCTCATGATTACGTTAAGTCTCCAGACCAAACTGGGCGAGAAGACCAATATTTTAGCAACTCGTGCGACCGATTTCTGGAACGGTACTGACAGTTACGCGAAAAAGCCTGTCAAGAAGGGTGCAAAGACACAACAAGGGCAGCAGATGCAGCAGGGTCAGCAGATGCAGCAAGGTGGTGGTATGCAGCAACAACAGATGATGACACCGGAGCAAGGGGCTATTCAACAGTCTATAGGTGGCGTCACTGAAGGGTTTGCTACCGATATTTCTGCACTCCCCAATATCCCTGATTACTCCAATATGTACCAGAACACAACCACGCCCATCATTGGTTCCGTTCCTGGAGGAGACATGGGACCTGTTGCTGCGAATGAGATTGGTGGTGGATTTGGTAGCTCTTTATTTTAGGTATTGGTAGTATGATGCCTAATACGACACATGCTTTGCTATATACATTTATTATGATAAACGTATATAGATATATCCTCAGGCTAGTGTAAGGCCATCGGCGCGCAGTGTATGGACGTAGATAAATTACTGAAAGCACTGGACAAAGAAGAAAACGAGGAATTAATAGACACGACAAGTGAGAAGATAGCGGAGGAGCGGAACGCAGTAATCCGTGACCTTGAACTGGACAAGGAAACCGAGGGAAAAATCATGTCCCGATTAAACGACTATAAATATGTGGACTCCATAGACATGCTACATACTGGCGCGTATATAAGATGGATTGATCTAAAGGACCCGGAGAACATTGCTCTGCGTAATGGTGCACTATTATGCGAAGTCAAGTTCACAGACGCGGGAACCGTTGTCGTGTGTAAAAATTTCTACCACAGACATTTCCAGGTACTCTTTGACGAATGTCTGGTTTTTCAGCGACTCAGTGATCAAGAAAGAGTACTGTTGAGTGCGATTGATTATCTGTCTAAGTAAGAACATGGAATCGTTCGCTGACAACACGGACAAAGTCACATGTATTGTTGTGGGTGGTTAAATAGATACTCTCGTCATGTGCGCCATGCTCATAAAAAAGACCGGGCACAACATACATGTGTAGGTTTTCTTGCTCAAATAGTATGGTATTGAAGTACAGCACGTCGCAAGCGGAACTCCTATGCAGATGTCCAAACTCCATGGACAAATCTATATTGTCAACAAGGTGTTTGTTGAGTATATAGTTTCCGGTATTTAAAAAAACGCTATAGGGTTTCTGCGATGCGTGGTCGCGCATGTTTGCGTCATGGTCTTTTATTTGGTTCATTGCACCTTTCCTGAAGACTTGTCCGGACAGGTGTCTATAGTCAAATTTGGGTCGGGCAAAGGAAGGCGCGAGAATCGCATTGGTTGCGTTTTCAAGACCGCGGTCCTTCATAAATTCTTTTGCACAGAGGAAGTACTCCTTGTCTGCGAAATTGTCTGGGTCAATCAATGCAATCCATTTGTTCTTGGCCAGCCTGCAACACTTGTATTTGTTGAGAAACGGTCCATATGTGGTTGGGTTGACATGCAGTTTTAATTTACTACATCCGCCATACTTGTTCCTTATCTTCTCCACGTCTTCTCCGGTTTCATCGGTTATCACGATCTCGTCAATGAGCTCGTTGTCTATATATTTCGGTAAATAAGTAGATAAGAAATTATCATAACGGTTCATCGTAGGAATACACAGAGAAAACATGGTATGTAAATAGGCGTATAATACAAATAATGCGACTATTTTTATGCTGTAATACCGCACACAAAAATATTCTAACTGTATCAGTATTTACCTCTTCGTTTTTTGACCGTTCGTGATCGGGCTTTACGTGTCTTTGAAATAGTGACGCGTCGTGTTGATTTTTTGCATTTAAACGGACCACGAGTAAGCCCTTTTTTGTTAAATATGGACCTGGTGCATAGACCTATGGCTCTAGATTCGTTTTCTCCGCCAATACGCTTGATACAGCGACACAGTTTTGTTGCTAATATATCTTCCGCCTTTCTTTTCAGCGTTTTGTTGTTTTTAGGAGGTGTAATTTTGTAGTAACGAAGTATCTTTAAGTAATCTGTCTGTGTCATAATGGTCATTGTAATAATTCAGACGAAGTCTATTACTATCTTATTATACAACTATATTATTATCTGGATCATCGTTGATCATAGTGCGTAGTGTGCAATGCATAGTCCGCAACTTTAAATACTTGTATACTATAGTAATAATAAACACATGCGGGGATCATGTGATGGTCCTAAGGTGGTCGTTTTTGATTTTGACGAAACACTTGGATCTTTTCAAGAACTCAGTGTATTTTACAACATTCTCTGCAACTACTTGCGTCCAAATGCAGTCACGCGACAAGCTATATTGTTCGCACTCCTTGATGCGTGTCCAGAGTATCTGCGTCCAGATATTATCTCTATACTGACATACTTGAAAGAGAAACATCAATGCGGCGACTGTTATAAAGTACTGATTTATACAAATAATCAGGGACCGACAGTGTGGTGTGAGATGATCAAAAATTATCTCCATGGGAAACTGAATTATGTGTTGATTGACAGGATAGTTGGCGCATTCAAGGTGAACGGTCGTGTCGTGGAGGTACGGAGGACGAGCACCGAGAAGAAGACGAGCGATCTCCTTCACTGTGCGATGCTACCTAAAAACACGCGTATTTGCTTTGTTGACGACCATCATTATGAAAAAATGAACAATGTCTATTACATTAAGGTACATCCATATGTTCATAATCTTACGTTCCATGTGCTTATGACGAGATTTTTGGGAACAACCATCTCAAAAAAAATGGGGGTGCGTCAAAATCGGTTCGTTTCCTATTTCAATAAACATATCCATGAGTATCAATATCGTTTTCGTGAAAAAGACGAGGAAGAATATGAACTGGACGGCATTATATCCAAACGCCTTTTTGAGTTACTGAACGAATTTTTTCGGCCAGTGTAACAATATGCAGTAAGCATAATTACAGTTTGTATAATATGTCGGCAAATGTAGTCACATAATCAATGTCAAGTTGTGTGTTATTAGATTTTACTCTAATATGACAATATTTATTATCTATTATACTGTTAATTAATGTTGTTTTATCAAGTATTTCATTAGCATTTGTGAGGTCGTACCGACCAATATTACTTTTTTTATGATTAATTAATAATCTACCTATAGAAGCATCGTCACTTCTCTTCTTATCTAATGATGAACGATTATTTATTATATAATCTATATTATCTTTTGACAGCCATATTCCTGCACCCGAAATAAAAGGGATACGTCTATGAAATCCACGTTTATGCTCTACATTTATACCGGCATATATATTTGTGCTTTCTAATTCGTTACTAATCCGTATGACGTTATCTAGAATAAAAAATGAACTTAGGTTTGTTCTAATAATATGTTTATAGCTATATGTTGTATTTATTGTACTGAATGCTTCTATCGTCTTATTTAAGACACCAGGTACAAGGCCGTCACGCACATTTAATATTAATTTGTCATCGTCTGCTATTTCTAACCCATCTGTATTAACATCGTTACCAAATAGTAAAAAAATTTTTATATTATCGTGGTGCAGTTTGGTATATTTTATCATTTTTGACCAATAATTATTTATCAAACTGTCATATCTATCTCCTCTTGATGCGATCACTAACATGATAATGTCTGTTTTTTTCATTATAGAATTATTACTACTCACGACAATATCTAGGTGTTCCTCCTCTTTTACTATATCAGCATCCTCACCGTTATTCGTTGGAGTGTCGTTGTCAAGAAGCGTTTGAATCATTGCTTCTATTTGCGTCGTCCTGGTTTCCATCCGTTCCATCTTAGTCTCCAACATGCCAAGTATCTCCTTGTACCTATCCTGCGCATCATATGGTTCAGTTGTATTGGTTCCCGTATGTTTGGTGTGGCCTTCAACCATAGTCTGTGCAGAAGCAGTGGAAGTGTTATTATCTGCTACAGGTTTCTGTTTTAGTTTGGAAAAAAGAGAGACCGGACGGTCTTCTCTGGATGTATTATGTGACGGCTGTGTATCTTCCCATTGAACGTGTTTCTCCGTCGCTACTGCATGTGGGGTATGCAAAACCTCTGCTCTGTGCTGTAGAGGCAGCTCTTCGCTGCCAATTTTAATAGTCCTCATAACCTGCTCCTTTTCCACAGCTCGCTCGGTAGCAATAGATGAATCCTTTGACTTCACCCACTGCTCTGCCTTTTTCGTTCGTGGTTGGTTCTTTTCTAT